TTATGCCAAAAACTGATGGAGGACAGGTGGTTTCGTTTCCTAAAGCTGGAACATATAAGTTGAAATTCAGATATAAAGCTAACATTACTGGTACAGCAGCTTGTGTCTTCCAATATAAAGATACTTCGGCTTCGAATTTTATGAAAGCCACAGATGTAACATTGTCGAATAATGGTGAATGGACTGTTTTTCAGTCTGGAGAATTCACTTTTGATAAAGATTTGACAACTTATAAATTCAATTTTGCCAGGTATGCCATCCCTGATGGAACTAAAATCTATATTGACGACATCCAGCTTATACCTGTTAATAATTAAACCACAATAGAAGGGAGCATCCATAAAATGTTCCCTTCTCAGCTATAAAAATAACACAATAGTATGAAAGCAGTAGTAACACTTGGCAAATACTTCGGCCCGAAGCACCCCCGTAAAGGGCAAGAAACGGGCTTTATAGCCAAAGTAGCCGACGGGCGGAAGGTACACACCTGCCGAAGCAATTACGGGTATTGGCGGGCAAAAATCGAAAAAATAACGGCTACGGGTGGAGTTCTTAGCGTCCGCCAATGGAGCGCGAAGCCATACCGAAGCCCCCAAGAAGTTATAACCGAGATTCCGGCCGGCATTGTAGGCGTGCAAAGGTTGGCGTTACGGCGCGAACGTCGTGTAATAAATCACTATGCGGAAGAACAGGATAAACCGATAGCAACTGCCATGTATTACGATTATACGGCGGAGGTAGACGGCCACCCCGTCCCCTTGGAGATTTTAGCCGAAAACGACGGGCTTACGGTAGACGATTTTAAGGCATGGTTCGCGCCGGTTTTCGCCGAAGCAGATAAGAAGTACCCGCAGTTCGCCGGGCTCGCCTCTGCCGTTACGATTGACTTTGCCATTATTCACTTTACGAAACGACGCTACTAAACACCAACAAAAAAAGATATGAAAGTAAAGGACATTATTAAGGACGACAAATTTAACGAGTTCTTAGGCTACGAGATTGAAGCCTACAACAAACGACCGGCCCCGCAAGAAGGTTGTAGGTATCGCCGGACACCGTACGACGCTTTGAAGGACGCGGGGATATTTACGGTAGAAGGTATTAGGGAAACTTTTATAAAGGTTGCGAACCTTGAAAGCGACCTGCCGAAGTCCCAGCGCGACGCGATAACCGGGCTTGTTTTCAGAGTAGCCCAAACGGTAGTAAACTATCGGGCGAAACAGGAAGTAGAAGCTAAAAAAGTAACGGTATGAACAAAGGGGAAATTACCTACACGATAAAGGTAAAAAGGCGCACCGGCCTATTATGGAATACGATATTTTGGCTTGTATTCTTTACGGTAGTGCCGCTTCAATTGGTTTGCCTATGGCTTTCCAAGGGGTTAGCTATTCTTTCGGATTTGCTTCGGGAACTTTGTTACCGGGCATGGTTCAAACAAACAACAAAATAGGTATATGGGATTCAAAGCAATAAAGCAGCATTACGATATAAAGCATATCGTAGCTATCTATAACGAAGAAAAATACGGCGGGGATTGTATTTGTATCGGTTCCGGATATGTTCACGGACTTATAGCCATAAATATAGAAACCGGTAAAGTGTTCTATTCGTCTTTGGTTACGCCCGGAGAGGATAGCGAGATAGGACAACTTGCCGCCCGTATTAAGGTAGACGAAAAGAACGGGGTACTTCGGGCCTTGATTGATGAACCGGACACCTTCGCCCGGAACCTTCCGGTATTTACTACCGAGAATTGGGCAGTAAAGGCCGAACAATGCGAGGAATACGGTTGGCCCAATACCACCCACACGGGGCGAATAATGTACGAAAATACATACTTCCGTACGCGAGCCGAAGCGTACGCCGACCTACTTAAAGATACTAAGAACGGCATAAAACATCGCTGGATTGCCAGTAGCGTACAGGACGCATTACGAAAACTTAGGCGGGCTATTTGGCTATACATGGAAACTATCGGTTATTGGGTTGCGGCCCGCACTATTGGCCGCTTCATAATGAAACGAAGCTATGGGAAGAAAAGGATGTAGACCGGGGGCTATTGATACTGCCCCCACCTTCCCGGAACCAAAACAGCCGCACGATAACAGCCGACACCGGGAATTATGCCGATTAGCGGGAAAATGGTTACGAAAGCCAAAATTCGGCTCCAGCTACTGCCCATACGTTGCCGTAGAATTGGTAACAGCTAACCCGGAAACCCCGGACGTTTTCGGGTGGAACTATTGGGCTACGGTTCTTATCGAAGTGAAGGTTTCGCGTTCCGACTTCTTGGCCGATGCAAAAAAGAGTTTCCGCCAGCAGCCGGAAGAAGGCGTAGGGGCCTTTCGGTGCTATTGCAGTCCCGAAGGATTGATAACCGAAGTCGATTTGCCGGATAAATGGGGGCTACTTTGGGAGAAAGACGGGGTTATAACCGTCGTTAAGGATGCGGAACGCCAGCAACAAAACGCGCAAGGCGAAATAACTATCCTTGCTTCGATTATGCGCCGCGAAGGGGTAAAGCCCCGGTTATTTGATTATAGAAAGCAAAATAATGAGTATGAAGCAGAACGAAAAAACTAAGGCTTTACAGGAAGAAATAAGGACACTAAAAGCCGAAAAGAAGGAATTGGCTTGTAGGTTAAGCGGTCTTTCTTCGACGTTAATACAGGTTCTTAAAGTAAAATCCCTTAGAGGTTGCGAGGTAAAAAATTGGGTGGGATTTCAGAACGGGAACGGTACGGACGTGGGGCAAGATATAGAACGATTGATTAAGCGGGCCGAACGGGAACAGAAGTATTTATTAACGGTTAAACACGAATAGGTATGTTCGACACAGATAAAGTTATAGTAGTTGCCGACGTTACGAAGCAGCCGTATTTATCGGTCGCTCGTTTTTCGGGCGGGTGCCGGGTAAATGGCGTATTCTACGCCTATGTTCCCCAGCGCGATATTTTGGTACGCGAAGATTGGTTAAAGGCATATTCGGCTATGGATTACGACAAATTTATAGCCGCCGTTAAAACCGGAGCCAAACAGGAATTACCGACTTGCCGGACTTGTAAGCACCGCCAGCGTTGGGAATTGAACGACCATAGCACGAAGATAGTGCAAAGTTGCGCCCTTCAAAAGAGCCGAAGAACGGGTAACGGATTGAAGCGAATAAAGGTAACTAACCCGGCTTGCCGCTTATACGAAAAAGAATAAAATTTATGGGACAAAGCAAAAAAAGACATTGTTGGAGTTGCATATACCTTGAACGAGATGCAACCAGCAATAACGACCATTGCAAGTTACAGAACGTAATAAAAAGTCGCAATGCGATAGCGTGTAAAAAACATAAGATTTGGTATAAAACAAAGGTTAAATGCGACATATAGAAAGCCAAATACAGAAGGACTGCGTTACTTGGTTCCGGTTGCAGTACCCGAAAATAGGCCGCCTTCTTTTCGCGGTTCCGAACGGCGGGGCAAGGAACGCAAGGGAAGCTGCGATTATGAAGGGCGAAGGAGTAACTGCCGGGGTAGCCGACCTTATCCTACTTTATCCTTCCGGCGGGTTTCATTCCCTTTGTATCGAGTTTAAGACCCCCAGCAAAAGCAGCCGGCAAACACCCACGCAAAAGGAGTGGCAAGCGTTGGCCGAAGCGCACGGTAATAAGTACATCGTTTGCCGTTCCTTAGGAGATTTCCAGCAGGTTATACGGGCATATATCCCCCGTTTATGTTGGTAACTTTTTAATTATTCTTGGATAAAGAAGCGTATTATTATAATACGCTTCTTTTATTTTTGCGTAACGCGAATATTTACACACAAATAAACGTACGCAGGTATGAAAGAAAAGATTTTACAGGCTCTTACGACCTTTAAGGGCTACTTATTCAGTTCGGACAAATGGCTACATTTAGCGGCCGGCTTTATTATCGCCTTCTTCGTGGGGCTTTTCGGTGTATTCTATGGCCTTTGCGCCGGGATTGCGGCCGCCGCAGGGAAAGAGCTTTACGACAAATTCAGCAAGAAGGGAACCCCGGAAGTTTGGGACTTCATTTTTTCGGTAGTCGGTGTTCTTGCCGGTGTCCTTAACGTGCTATTGGCTCGCCTGGTATTCCACTTCATCGCGTAGAGCCTATGGCACCGAAGAAGATTATAGAAGCGGATATAGCCCAGCTTGTACCGGACGACGTGAATTTTAACAAGGGTACGCAGTTCGGCCAAAGTTTGATAGAAAAGAGCCTGCGCCAATTCGGGGCGGGCCGTTCTATTCTTTTGGATAAGAACAACCGTATTATAGCCGGAAACAAGACCGTAGAAAACGCCGGGCAAATCGGGTTAGAAAAGGTTTTGATAGTCGAAACCACCGGCGAAGAAATAGTAGCGGTAAAGCGTACCGACATAGATTTAGACACGCGGGAAGGGCGCGAACTTGCCTTAGCCGATAATGCGACCGGGGCCGCTAACTTGGCTTGGGACGAAGCGGCACTTACCCAAGCGTCGGATAAGTGGGATATAGCCCCCGACGATTGGGGCGTAGAATTGGAAAGCTACGGCGGAGAAGGCGGCCAAGGGGAAGAAGATACCGAAGAACAGCTTAGAAGGCTTAAAGACGACTTTGTAATGCCGCCTTTTTCCGTGCTTAATACCCGTACGGCCGAATGGCAGGAACGCCGCCGCGCTTGGTTGGAAATAGGTATAAAGAGCGAGGAAGGCAGGGACGACGATTTGACATTTGCCAAAGACGCGCAACCGCCTATTTATTGGGACACCAAAAACGCACTTCGGGAAAAGTTGGGCCGGGAGCCTTCCGCCGATGAAGTGTTAGCGGAAATGGAGAAGCAGGGAATACAGGCCATGACTACTACCTCAATCTTCGACCCCGTTCTAACCGAACTTTCCTACCGTTGGTTCAATATCGAGGGCGGCCGCATTTTAGACCCTTTCGCCGGTGGAAGTGTTCGCGGTATCGTAGCGGCAAAATTGAATATGCCCTACGTTGGTAACGACCTTCGGGAAAAACAAGTAGTAGCCAATATCGAGAACGCGAAAGAAGTATTAGGTAACATGCCGGCCGACATTGCGCCGCGTTGGACAGTTGGCGATAGTACGCAGCTTGAAGACGTGCTACAAAAGAACGGCATTACCGGCGACTTCGATATGGTATTTTCTTGCCCGCCATACGCGGATTTGGAAGTATATAGCAATGACCCCCGCGATATTTCCAACATGGATTACCCGCAGTTCTTGGAAGCCTACAAAGCCGCGATAAAGCAGGCTTGCGCCCGATTGAAGAACAACCGCTTTGCCGTCTTTGTAGTTGGGGATATTCGGGATAAAAAGGGCATTTACCGGAACTTTATAGGCCATACTATCGAAGCCTTTACGGAATGCGGCCTAAGCTACTATAACCACTTGATTTTAGTAAATCAAGTTACCAGCCTTGCAATGAGAATACGCCGACAATTTAACGGGGGCCGCAAAGTTGGTAAGCTACACCAAAACGTATTAGTCTTTTGTAAAGGTTCAGTAGAAGAAACGGTAGACCAATTCGAAGAAGTGCAGGTAACGAAGGCCGTAGAACAGTTCAATAAGACCCGCGCAAATAGCGGCCTTCACGACGACGTATTGGTATTTTACAAAGGCGACCCGAAAGCGATTAAAGAAGAATTTGGAGAATTACACGCGGGGGACGATTTACCGCAATAAGTAAGTAATGGGAAGACCGACGAAATACAATAAGAAGATAGCCGAAAAGATATGTTCGCTTATCGCTACCGACACCTATACGGTGGCGGAAGTATGCCGTATGGTTAAAATTTCCGATTCTACTTATTACGATTGGATTACCCGGTTTCCGGAGTTTTCGGAGAATATAAAAAAGGCCGAAGCGGAACGTATGGCCTTCTTCGTAGCCGAAGCGAAAAAAAGCCTTCTACGAAAGATACAAGGGTACACGGTGCAGGAAAAACACATCACTACGGTAGGTTCCGGCAAGTACGACGTAAACGGCAAGGAGATACCGCGAATAAAGGAACAAAAGATAGTCGATAAACACTACCAGCCGGACACGGCGGCGATAATCTTTACACTAACCAACGGAGAGCCGGAGAATTGGAAGAACAGGCAGAACAACGAAGTAACGGGCAAGGACGGTAAGGACTTGTTCGGGCAACTTACCGACGAAGAATTAGACGCACGTATAGCCGAATTGGAAAGGAAGTTAGGGAAATGACGCGTCAAGAGAAAATAGAGTATATAACCGCATTACGCGAAAGGTTAGTACGTGAAGCCCGTACCGACCTTTTGCCGTTTACACGCGCTACTATGCCTACTTTCGACCCGGCCGAATTTCATA